CCTTGGATGTGCTACTAAAAATATATGAATGTCATATTTTTGTTTAAATATAGTTAATCTTGTTAAAAACTTATTTATAAAATTAGTCTCATTTTCACCAGCAATATTAGCATTAATTTTGTTGTAAGGATCAATTATTAAAGCGTTAATACCATGCCTTCTAATTAATCCCTTAGCTGTATTTAGTATTGAATCTATTGTATATACATCACCATCAGGTCTTATCCAATGAAAATGATCAGATATAAAACTCTTAGCAGAACCTAATTCATTCTTAGTCATTCTATCATATCTAGTTACCTTTCTGAATGATTTTCCAATTAACTTTTCAGCTAGCACAGAAAAATGTAGTTGCATAGGATAATGTTCTGGACTAAAAACTCCAAACTTCCAACCATGTTGAGCAGATAATCTCATTGCTAAATGTTCTAAAAAATTACTTTTACCATGAGTAGGTATTCCAGTTATTACGGTTAATTGAGATGAAGCAAAACTAAATAGATTATCAAATGATTTATGATCTACAGTAGATCCTCTCTGTAAGCCATTCTCATACAATGAGTCAATATCTACGTTAAAATCATTTACGTTCAGTACACCCTCTAATGGATAAGCCTGAGCTTGATCTAAGCATTGTTCTACTATTTCTGACTTGTGTTTAATTAATACATCATTAATATCTTTACATCCATCAGGATATGTAACTCTATAGCAAATATCTCTACCTATCCTTCTTGACAGCTCATTTTCAAGTTTCTTACCAGGCTCATCATTATCTACGGCAATATAAACCTTATCCAAATCTTCAGGAAAATCTTTTAGATATTCCATTTTTAAATTACTAGCACCATTAGGAACAGAAACACAATTCTTAAATCCTGCCTCGTAAAATGATAATTTATCCATCTCTCCTTCAACAATTATTACAGATTTCTTTCCAATCAGGTCATCTAATCCGTACATAATCCTTTCTGCATCCTTAACTAATTTAAAATTCTTAGCTCCATCTCTATACTTTACATTTATTAATCTACTATCTTTATAGTAATTAAATTGAATCGTTGTAGCCTCCTTACCTATCTGTGGCATATATTCCTTTCCTTCTCCTATTCTATTCTTCATCATAGTTTCAGTAGATATTCCTCTTTTTAAAAACCATCTTATCATGTTTTCAGAGTATATAGTGTCTGCTGTTTTTTCTACTGGTAAAATATAATTTTTTTCTTGCATAAAATTGTTTTGTTTTTTTAAACCTCCAGTCCATCCACAGTTGTGGCAATTCCAAACTCCTTCATCTATATTAACTGAAAGGCAAGGATCAGATTTTTTCTTTCTATCTTGAGAGCACTTAGGACATTGTGTTTTCACTTGCCCTGAATTTCTTTTTATGGTTATACCATTTTCATGAAAACTCATTAAAATACAAAGTCAGTAAATCCACCTCCTGTAAAACCTCCTCTAGTATTTGTTTTTTTAATCTCATCATCCCAACATTTTTGATTAAGCCAAGTTGTAGGATGTTTTTTATATTTAACATCTGTAATTGAATTAGAATATTCTTTAGCAGATAAAACACATTTTTCACAAATTTCTAAACTTAAATTCATAAACTTATCATAACATAATGCCTTGCTTTTCTTAAAGTCATAATTAATCCAAAATAAATTAAATAAATCTTCTTTCTTCTCCTTTAATTCAATTAAATCTTTTTTATTTAGAGTATCTTTATTAAGTTTTATATTATCCTGATCGTTTTTGACTACCCCCCCTAACGATTTATGACTATAGTTGTTAATGTTATTTATTTGAGGCATATCTTTTATTTTAATTAGTCTTTTGTCTACAATTTTACCTACAGATTTTATTTCTATTTCCAAAAAACCTAATGAGTTTAATTTACTTATACTCTTGCTAATAGTTCCTTTACTTCTACCATATAATTTGGCAAAATAATTATTATTAGCCCAGCAATATCCTTTGAAGTTAGTTAGTGAAGTTATTTCTCCGTACAGCAATCTTTCTAGTAAAGTTAATTCTTTATTGTATCTAACGTGTGCAGGAATTATTGCGTAGTAATTTGGTTTTTCAGTTGGTTTTTCCATTTTGGTTTATTTGGTTTTTTAAAATAAGGAGGAGTATATCTCAACCCCTCCTTGTTTATTTAGAATGGCAAGTCATCATCTTGTTCTGCTACCATTTTTTTTCCAGAAGTCTGTCCAGCACCTTTAGTTGGTTTCCAGGTGTCAACATAAGAATAATGAGTTATTCCTGTGTCAGAAGGTTCTTTTCTTCTTGTAACAATAAGGTTTACCCAACCATTATCATCAAGCTCTTTTAATTGTTTTACCATGTCATCAGTCTTAATACTCATTTTAAGCTGATTCCCTCCGTTCTCAAAGACTTTTTCCTTGATAATAAGCCCATTTACATACTGTTTTTCTGCCATCTTTTTGTTATTTTAATTTTGGAACTGTTATGGTCGTTCCATTAACCCATTTGTTTTATTAATGTGATTCTTCTTTCTTTATATCTATCTAATGTATCATTAAGATCTAAGATTTTTTCTTCTACTAGCTTTAGTCTTATGGAGGTAAAGTTGTCTGAATACATCTCCTCTACTTTTATGGCAAAGTTACAATAATCCTGGTGATATTTACGATTATCGTCATAAGTTTTTTCATAGTGAATAATAGTGCTGTGATCTCTACCTAGTATTTCCCCTGTTCTTATTAAAGTACAGCCTACTATTCTTCTTAACATATATCCTAATATAGACCTGGTGTAAGCATATTTCCTTATTTTAAGTTTACTTTTAATTTGGTCTAAAGATAATCCTGAAGCATCACATACTATATCTACTAAAGCTTTTTCTTGACTATTCATAATAATATATTTGATCAGCTAATGTTTTTGATCTTTTATATAGATCTACTAAATCCTTAATTCTTTCTAGCTTTAACTTTTCTTCAACATAATGTAGGGCAGCTAAAAATCTTTCTTTATTATTTTTAAATTTTTTAAAATCATCATGCTCATTATCAATTATCTCTAAAATATCTAATCCTGCTTTCCTGAAACATAATTGTAAATATTTTGTTCTAGCTGTAGAGTGATGTATTCTTTCTCCTAAAAAACCTAAAGCATCCCATGTCATATTATCATAATACATTATCGGTTTTTTTGCCCATAACTTTAAGGGAATTTTAGATAAAAATATAATGTAATCTTCCATTGGGATGTGATCAACTAAATCAGGAATATCACGCTTAATCATTCTATTGTTATAATGCAGTATCTTTCTGAAAGTCTTAGCTTCACTTAAAAACTCCTGCTCTTCGCATTTTTTCATATTGTTGTCTGGTGTCTGTTGGGTTATTGTTTTCATATAATTTTTTTATAATAATCTCTGCATCTTTGTAGGTTAGAGTACTGAAATCTATATTCTGATAAAGACATTCTGCTGATGAGGTTAGGAGAAGGCCCTCTATACTGCCTATTTGCCATCCTGTAGCCTCCTCCTCTCCTTCTTCAAGAATCTCATCTATCCAGTCTTTACTTTTTAAAGTCATCAGATTCATCTTCCCCAAAAAATCCATGCTCATAAAATCCAGCTAGTTTGAGAACAATCCTACTCATTGCTCTTTTTTCAGCCATAGCTACTGGATATGCGTTTTTATTGTTTTTAGGGCTAGCCTCACCAAAAGTTTCAATGTATCTTTCTCCCATCTTTCCGTAAGCTTTTATTAAGCAATGATCATGGGTTTCTGAAAGATTTGCTATTTCATACTTTATCTCAATACCTTGTGCTGCTTGAATTTTATCTACACCAGCTCTAGTTATTATTGTGTAATGTGCGTGTTTAAAGACATCTTCCTTTACTAAATTATTTGCTATAAATAATCTTCTTAATATGTCTTTCTTAGTTTCTGCTACCTTAGTTTCTGCCATTTTTTATTTCTTTAAATTATTAGTTATTTTACTTTCTTTTTTACTTTGATCAATAAGTTCTTTTAGTTGTTTTTCTTCAACCCCTATTGTATAGGCAATCTTATACATTTCGCCATAATACCTTGTGAACTCATCTAACTCTTGTTGGTGTAGAGCAAACACTTCCTTCATTTTTCCCATATTTTATTTTTTAATGATTAATATATTACAATATAACAACCTTTTATTGAGACTACCAAATTATATTGCCTTTATTTTGCTTAAATGAAGTTTATTCCAGTAACTTCCAATATATATCAAATATAATTTGTTATATTGTAGTATGAATTGGTATAGTATAAAAAATATTGCTGAAAGTCAAGCTACTGAGGTGATGATATATGATGAAATTGGTATGTATGGGATAGATGCCAAGTCTTTTATTGATGAGATAAAAAATATCCCTAATGATACGTCTGTTCTTTTAAGAATAAACTCACCAGGAGGTTCTGTTATAGATGGTTTGGCCATCTATGATGCTATAAACAGGATGCCACAAAAAGTTACTTCTCGTATAGAGGGAATTGCTGCTTCAATGGCAAGTGTTATCGCACTTGCTGCTGACGAGGTTATTATGAGTGAAAACTCACTCTATATGATACATAATGTAGGGGGTGGAGTTGTCGGAGGCTCGGATGATTTAAGAAAAGCTGCTGAACTCATGGATAAAATGGGTGATAGGCTTGTTAATATATATGTCTCAAAAACTGGTCAATCAGAGGAACAAATCCGTTCTTGGATGGATGAGGAAACTTGGTTTAGCAGTATAGAGGCACAAGAAGCAGGTTTTATCAACTTAGTGGAAGAGCCTATAAAGATGGCAGCTAAGTTTGATATTAAGAAGTACGACTATAAGAATAAAGTTCTTGTAGAAAATTTATTTAATAATCAAAAAAAAGAAAATCAAATGGAAAAAGAGTTTGAAAACTTAAAATCTTTTATTTCTGAAATGTTTAATAAAACAGCAGAAGCAAAAGAAGTAAAAATTCTTGACAACAAAGAAGTGTCTAGTAAAATGAGTGCTATTGAAGAGTCTATTGAAGAGTCTAATAAAGCAATCGTTGAACTGAACGGTTCAATCGTTGAAAAGGATGGTTACATTGCAACATTAGAAGCAGAAATTGCTACTTTTAAGGTTGCTAAAATGGAGGGAACTCCAAGTGATGTAGTACCTAGTAAAGATCCTAACCCAACTCCAGAAGCTAAATCTGAAAATGCTTGGGATGTTTTTGCTGACTCATTATCTAACGACAAAAAAATATATTTCACTAACAAAAAAAATAACTAAAAATGGCAAATGTAATTAACACAAGTTTAACTTGGTCTCAAGAAGATGCTCAAAAGTATTTCTTAGAGCCATTATTCTTTGAGAACAACCACCTAGTAGGGATGGATGTTATAACTGACGTATCAGGAGCTTCTATCTTATTAGATAGATATACTTCTATTGTTGGAATAACAAAAGCAATTAATCAAAGTTCAGACTGTTTCGCTGCTGACGATACTCGTACAGTAAACAGTAATGTAACTTTAACTTTATGTAGATTAGAAGTTGAGCATGCACAACAATCAACAAGATTATTATCTCATATCAAATCTCAATTTCTTAAAAAAGGAATTTCAAGATATGATTTAACTGGTACTGTATTTATGGAAATCATGTCTAGCATAATTATGCAAGGAATCATGAGAGACTTCTCTACTATCTTATGGTGGGGAGATACAGTTAATGGAGCTACTGGTACACCACAAGTTCTTTGTAATGGAGTTTGGAAAGCATTAGATCTTGCTGGAGTAGCTGGTACACTTCCTGCTTCACAAATGTTAACTCAAGGAGCTACTGCTACTATTCCTCACTTAGAGGCTATGTTAGCTGCTCGTTCTACTGAATTAGCAACTGCTGAGAATCAAATCATTTACTGTTCAAGAGCTTTTGCTGATTCTTACGCAAAAGAATTAAGAGCTTCTAATGGTGCTCATACTGCTGCTTATGCAGACTTACAAAATGGAGTTGGTAGTTTAAAATTCAACGGAGTTAGTTTAGTAGTTCAAAACGCTTGGGATGTTGATATTGCTACTTACCATGCTGCTTTAAATCTTATGGCTGGTGGTAATGCTCCTGATGCTGCTGCTGATACTCTTTGTGCTATTTGGACTGCTGAAAACAACATTACTGTTGGTACTGATTTCTTAGCACAAGATGTTGACATGTGGTATAACAGAGACTGTAAAGAAAACAGATTCAGAATGTTGTACTCTTTAGGAGTTCAAGTAAAAGAACCTAAAATGGTTGTTACTTCTATACATTCATAATAATTAATCTACCTTATGGGGGTGTCAAAACCCCCAGCAGGTTTTTATAAACTAATAAAAAAAACAAAAAAATGGCTTTAACACAAGGACACGCAATTATATGTTGCGATAGAAACCGAAGAGGTGGTCTAAAAAGAATCTGGTTAATGGAAAAAGGTTTAATCACAGGTGGGATAGGAGCAGTTACTATCCATACTTCTGGTGAATACGTAGCTTTCCCTTCTGTAAACTGGTATGAATTTGAATTTGACAGAGGAACTGCTGGTTTCAATGCAAATGCAACTAGAGAGAATGGTTCAACTCTTGTTAATATTGAACTAGAATTTTATATTCCTAAAATTACTGAAGAAATCAATGCTAGACTTAGAGAATTAACTGAGTCTTGTGGTATTCACGCTTTATGTGAAACTTATGCTGATGATTGTGATACTGACGATCCAGAGACTTATTTCTTTATTATAGGTTACGATAAAGTATTTGAGGACAAAGCATATTTAGAGTTTGCTTCAGGTGAGCAAACTACAGGTATGGGGTTACAAGATGCAAATGGTACTTTAGTTAAATTAGCTGGTATTCAAGCTGAATATCCAAGAGAAGCTTTAGTTTTGATAAACAATACTAACGTAGCTGCTCCTGCTGCTAATTTAATTGACTTCTATCAAGCAGCAACAGGTTCTGTTCTTGCTTGGACTTCTGCATAGTAATTAACTTTTTTATGAGAAAAAGGGGGGAAATCCCCCTTTTCTTATAATTTTTTATATATTTGCACAAATAAATACATTATGGAATACAAATTAAATAAAGAATATTTTGTCTCTAATGATAGTGATCAGGTTGTTTTTGGTAAAAACACTGTATTAGTTGATTTTTCTTCAACCCTAAGCCAAAAGGTTTTAGGTAAGCTGTATAATTTAGACAAGCCTTATGTTAGTTTAGTTAATGAGTGTGAATCAGACTCTTGTGAGGCTGTTGAAGCTCAAGATTGCGAGTCAGAATCTTGTGAATCTGTAGATGCTAAAAAAAAGGTTGTCAAAAAATATACATCAAAACTAAAAACAAAGAAAAAAGTTAAAATAGATGAGCCGAAAAAATCAGGACAACAAAACGAAGATACAAACTCAAACGAAGAAGAGTCCTAAAATATTAGGATATTCATTTTCGAAAGATGTAGCTAAAGAAGCACCAAAAGAACCTAATTTATCAGAAACATTAAGACATGATTGGATTCCTTTTGGCAAGAATAATTTGTTTCCACAAGAATTATCCGAGCTTTCAAGGTCTGCATCTACGCATAGGGCAATTCTTGGCACAAAAACAACTTTTAGTATAGGAGAAGGGCTTAGGACTAACAATAAGGCTTTAAAATCTTTATTAGAAGATGTTAATACTTATGGAGAGTCTATGGATGATGTTGCTAAAAAAGTATTGTCTGACTATTGGAAGTTGGGTAATGGGTATATGGAAGTTGTTGTTGGTCAAGGTTACTTAAACTTTTTTCATCATGATGGAACTACAGCTAGAGTCCATAAAAAAGGAAAACACATATTATTACATCCAGACTGGGAGCATGCTTTAAGATTCCCAGATGACATGAGGCAAGTTCCTATTTACCCTGATTTTAAAAAAGATGGAGAAGTATATAGAACAATGGTTCATTTTTCTGATTATGAAAGTACGTATTATTACTACGGAATGCCAGATTATTGTGCAGCCTTAGACCATATTCGTATAGCAAATCAAATAGGAGTCTATAATCTTACACGCTTCAAAAATGGATTTATGCCAAGTGCAATAGTTGAGTTAAATGCAGATATGGGGGAATCTGAAGCTCAGGACTTTATAGATGATGCTGTAGCTAAATTAACTGGTGCTGGAGATAATTCTAAAATATTATTTATAGCTAAGAATGGTGATGGTGATGCTACTAATGTTCAAATAATCAATGATACTAGTGATGGTTCTTTTATGGAACTTCAAAAAATCACAAATGATAATATTATATCGGCACATAGATGGAATCCAGCATTATCAGGTATTCAAGTAGCAGGTCAATTAGGTAACAATCAACAAATACTTACTGCTTATGATATAGCAATGAGTACTGTTATTAAAGAACCTCAGCAAATGTTCTTAAAGGTTTTGAAGAAAATATTAAAAACAGAGAGAGGTATCAGTGCTAATGATCTTACATTTTACACTAAACCTCCTGTTTCTTTATTAGGAAAAATTAATCCTGCTGAATTTATTACAATAAGAGAGGGAAGAGAGATATTTCATTTGCCTGAATTAACAGACGAACAGCTTAAGGAGCTTATAGCTGAGAAGTCAGTGGCAAAAAAAGAAGAAGTAAAAGATACATCAACCGATAAAAAAGAAGAAGATGCTAATAAATAAGTCAGAAGTAGTAAGTAAAGCAATGACTAATGCGAATTTCGATACGCATTTAATAAAGTCAACTTTTATTGAGATAGCTGAACTTAATCATGTTAAGCCATTTTTAGGTGATAAACTATATGATGCTTGTTCAGGTGGTATGTATGTAACATTAACTAATAATTACATTAAAGATTACTTAGCTTTTTGTGTTAAGTTTGAGGTTTTGCCAGATATTACTTACAATACAACTTCTCAGGGGGTTGTAGATAATATGGCTGACTTTACAAGTTCGGTTAGTGAAAAAAAATTAAATTATTTAAGGCAAGAAACTTATAAAAAAGCAGAAACTTTTAAAAAGAAAATGCACTTATATTTAGATGCCAATACAAAATTATATCCAGAATGGAAAGGTTGTGGATGCTGTGGATCATGTACATCAGGAAGTGTGAGTAAAAGACATGGCATAATAACATATTAATAAATGAAGAATCACAATAATTTAGCAGACTCTCAAATACATAAGCCAAAAGGCTTTGCTGACGCTAGAGGTAGAAGTTTATCTACTAAAAATAGTGCTAATGAAGTTGAATGGGTAAAAGGTAATTACTCTACAGACACAGAAATAACTTGTAGGGCAGATATTGCTGGTGATTTACAAGATAGATATATAACTATATACAGTAATTATGACGCTGCAAAATATGCTGTTTATTTTCAAATAACAGCTTCTACTGTTTTAGCTACTCCTTCAACTTATGATGGTGTTATAGCTGTAGATGTAACTGCTTCAGGATCAGGATCAACCTCTTCTCAGGTTAGTACTGCACTCCATGCTTCATTAAATGGACATTCTGATTTCACTTCAACTAGATCGTCTGAAACAGGTGTTGTTACTTTAGAGGATGTTATGACTTCTAAAGATGTTAATGATTACAACACTGGATTTTCTTTCAATATATCTAAAACTGAAATTATCAATGAAATGTTGATAACTGATGGTACTGGAGAAATGAAGTGGACTCCTTATGCTCCTTTAATGGGTGCATCATCAGATAAAAACTACGTACACAATCAAAATGTATCTTCTACAGTATGGGTAGTAACTCATAATTTAGCTAAATATCCTAGTGTATCAGTGGTAGATTCAGCAGGAACATTCGTAATTGGGCAGGTTGATTATGATTCTTTAAACCAAGTAACTCTAACATTCAAAGCTACTTTCTCAGGAAAGGCATATTTCAATTAATAATAATAAACAAAAACAAAAACAAAAAAAACAATGGCAATTAAATTTTTACATGATCTTGATGTTTCTGGAAACATAGATCTTAACGACAATCAAGCACTTAATATGGTGCTACAGCAATTAACAACCAATCCTGGTACAGTAGTAGAGGGTAAAATTTTCCAAAACACTACTTCAGATAAAGTTTATGTAGGTCTTAATGGATCTTGGGTTGAACTATCTTCTGCGATTGGAGATATTACTTCTGTAGTTGGTGGCACAAACATTAATGTTTCTGGTGGTGATACTGGAGATGCAACTGTAAACTTAGATACTTCAGTAACAGATGCAATAGCTCTTAATACTGCAAAAACAGGAATTACTAGTGGTCAAGCTTCAGCTATAACAGCTAACACAGCTAAAACTGGTATTTCATCAGGTCAAGCAAGTGCGATTACAGCTAATACTAATAAAACTGGTATTACTTCATCACAAGCATCTGCAATAACTGCTAACACAGCTAAAACAGGTATAACAAGTGGTCAGGCTTCGGCAATAACAGCAAATACTGCTAAAGATACATTTCCTGGATTTGGTACTTCAAATGGAACTGCTCTAGCAGGAGATACTACAGTTATAAGTTCTGGTCAAGCTTCAGCAATAACAGCAAATACGGCTAAGACAGGTATAACAGGTGGTCAAGCAAGTGCTATAACTGCAAATACAGCTAAAGAAACAGATGTAAATCACAATGTTTCTACTGATTTAAGTGTAACAGCTACTGATAGTTCATTAACTGTAGAATCTTCAGATGGTGATAATGCTTCAATTCCAGCAGCTACAACTTCTGATTGGGGTGCAATGACTGATGCTCATGTTACTGCTGTAAATGCAAATACTGCAAAAGTAGGAACAACATCTACAGAGAGAACTAGAATAGCTGCAAATCATGCTAAAGTTGGTATTACAAGTGATCAAGCATCTGCTATCACAGCCAATACTGCAAAAACAGGTATAACTTCAGGACAAGCTAGTGCAATTACTGCGAATACTGCTAAAACAGGAATAAGTTCTGCACAAGCTCAAGCTATTGAAGATAATACTTCAAAGGCAACTGATGTTAATCATAATGTTACAACAAATTTAAGTATTACTGGAACATCAGCAGCAAGAGTAATTGTTTCTTCTGATGGTGATGATGCTACGATTCCTGTTGCAACTACAACTGTTTCAGGTGTTATGTCTGCTGCTCAAGTAACTACTTTAAATGGTAAAGCTCCAAAGGCTTCTCCAACATTTACAGGTGTTCCAGCAGCTCCAACGGCAGGTGCAGCTACAAATACAACTCAAATAGCAACAACTGCTTTTGTTAAAACTGCTGTAAGTAATTTAATAGGAGATGCTCCAGGAGCTTTAGATACTTTAAATGAATTAGCTGCTGCAATAGGAGATGATGCTTCTTATGCTTCTGGTGTTACAACTGCTATAGGACTTAAAGCTAACACAGCTTCTCCAACATTTACAGGAACAGTAGGAGGTATAACTAAAGCTATGGTAGGTTTAGGAAATGTGGCAAATATTGCTGTATCTGGTTCAAATACTGGAGATGAAGTTGCTGCAAGTACAACTACTGCTGGTGTTGTTGAAAGAGCTACAGATACAGAAGCTTTAGCTGGAGCAGATACTTCAAGATATGTAACTCCTAAACATTTAGCTAATAGAACTTATACTGCTGAAATTGGTGGTGCTACTTCTATAACTGTAACTCATAATTTAGGCACAAGAGCTGTAATGGTTCAAATGTATGATACTTCATCTTTTGAAACTATATATGCTCAAGTAACTAGAACTTCTACTTCAGCAGTAAGAGTTGATTTTAATTCAGCTCCAGCAAGTGCAGATGTAACAATAATGATTTCTAAAATACAATAATTAGATGTCTGTTAATAAATATGAAAAATTTGGTTCTAGGGGATTTGCTCCTAGTTCCACTTCTGATGGTAATGCCGAAGGCGATATTGTGTTTATTGGCAGTACAACTAGTGGTGAATTAGATGTTGTTGGAGGAAGATTATATTATCTAAATGATTCTTTAAATTGGGTTTATGCTGATGCTGATTCTGTTGATACATCTAAAAATTTATTAGGTATAGCTATAGGTAGTGGTGCACCAGGTGTTGTTGGTATGTTATTAAGGGGAATGGTAACAGTAAGTGTTGCTCCTGGTGTTGGTGCAGGAATACCTTTATATATATCTACTAATGCAGGTCAAATTACTAGAGTAGCTCCAAGTGGAGCTGGTGATGTAGTTAGAATAGTAGGATATAATGTTGCTACTGGTACTAATAAACAAATTTGGTTTAATCCTGATAACACTTGGATTGAAATTACTGGGTAATGGGTAATACTATATCTAAAATATCAGGAGTTCCGATTGCCAGTGTAGGTAGAGTTGATGCTACACTTATTGCTAATGTAGGTAAACTTATATCAGTAGCTTACTCTGGTCTTGCTCCTTCTGGCTATACTAGTACAAAAGCTGCTTCTAGGTCTTTAACTGCTGGAACAGCACAATCAGTTTACCTAGCAGATAGTAACTCTTCAGGTATTGAATTTGATCATGCTGATGCTTTCTCAGTAAGTTTTTGGATAAAAGCTGGTTGGAGTACAGGTTTAAATGGGAATATTTTTCTTTTTGGCTCTACAGATGTGGGAGGAGGTGTTAATTCTGATACATTTAGAATGTGGTATGCTGAATCAAATAATAGACTAAACATACAATGGAGAAGTGGTGGTACAGATAGAAGGCATCAGTTTTGGTTATTTCATGCCAATTCTGGCGTTTATGCAGATTCTTATGCTGCTGCTGGTTTAGGTGCTTCTTATTGGACTGCAACAAACAGAGGGAATGTAGGTGATGATGATTATACTTTAATAACATTTACAAAAGGAGCTTCAAACTCTGCTGCCAATTCTAATGTAAGTTTATATTGGAATGGCACTAGTTGTGGTACTGGTTTTTATGCAAATGGTAATAGTCATGGAACACCTAATATGGGTAACAATGATAAACAAGTGTTTTTAGGTTCTAAATCTTATTCTGATTGGGGTGGTGCTGGTAATAGTGCAGAAACTAAGTATGATGGATTAACTATGTGGAATAAAAAACTAACTTCAACTGAGGTAAGTGAACTTTATAATTCAGGAACTCCTATGGATGCAACAGCTCATTCTGCTGCTACAAACTTAAAAGGTTTTTGGAAGTTTGATGTTGATGGTACAGCTACAGTAGGAGAGGATATGGTAGTTAATGGTAACTCTAATATAGAAACGAGATAATGAAATATTACATAGTAACATCAGAAGTATTTGAATCTTTAGATGAAGATAAGATAGAGTTTGCATCAGTAAGTAATGATGGTAGTGAATGGGTGGTAACTACAACACAAGTTGTAGAAGATACAATAGATAGCTTTAGAAGTGAGGTAGAGTTATCTTCTCATACTTTTGAAAATGGTTCTTTTTGGACTGGAGATAATACAGGAATAGAAGAATGGGATATTATTGAAACAGAATATTTAAACGGAATATAAAAATAACAAATAAATAACAATGGCAACAACAGTAACAGACGCAAATTTAAGAATAACAATTACTGACAAGGTAACTATTAATGGTCAGAAGTATGGTAATACTAATACTGTAACAATAGGTGCTATTGATGAGGTTTACAGTAGAGTGGTAGAAGTACCTCCACTTCTCTTTACTTCAATATTAAAGTTAGGTACTACAGCAGGTTTAGGGGCTATAAAAGCAACAAATGTTAAGTATATTAGAATAACAAATTTAGATGATACTAATTATGTTAATTTAAAAGTATTCGGAGGAGATGCAATGGTTGTTAAGCTTGATCCTGGTAAATCTTTCTTATTAGGAGGGGTAAGCTTTGATGCTGCTAGTGCAGATATTGCTCAAGGAGCTGTAGCTCATAATACGAATTTTATTGTTTCAGCAGAAGCAACTGTAGCTGCTTGTGATGTTGAGGTTTTTGTAGCTTCAGTTTAATGAAACTCAAGGTTATAAGATTTAGTAGTCAGTCTGACTGCACTAACGGTTTACTTTTTGAGGACTCAGATATAGGATTGCTATTTATGGGTTACACTTTAGAAGATGAGCATAGAGCCTTGAAGGTTAAGGGTGAAACAAGAATCCCTTGTGGAACATATAACATAAAATTTAGAGATGAAGGTGGATTCCATGAGAAGTATTCTAAAAGATTCCCAGGCATCCATAAAGGTATGCTGGAAGTTTGTGATGTTCCTAATTTTAAGTATATTCTTATCCATTGTGGTAATGATGATTCTCATAGTTCTGGATGCCTTCTTGTGGGTGATTCGCAAGAAAATAATGTTATCATCAAAGATGGTTGGATTGGAAAATCATCTAATGCGTACAAAAGAATATATACAGATATTGCGAGGAAGTTAGTTTTAGGACAAGATGTTACTATTGAATACATTGATTTTGATAGTAAACGGTGATGGCAACTAATAAAGATATAGTAAAGGAAATGGCACTAATGGAACACAGAATGGATTCAATGGAAGAAAAATTAGATAAAATGGATGCTAAACTGGACATGCTTACTGAAAGGTTGCTTGATCCTGATAGTGGTGTTACAGCAAGAGTGAATAGGAATACTTCTGCTAGAAAAACATTGGCTAGGTCTCTTTGGGTTCTTTATGGTATTGTTGCTGGATTTATTATAAAAATCCTTTTTAGTTGATTTGGGTTATTATTTATATTATTCTAATGATATTCATTGGAAAAACTTTAAGAACAGATAGAAAATGAAAGATTTTACTTTAAATATTGGTAATATAATCTGGATAATAGGTATAATATTTACTATGGGTATTGCTTATAGTCAAATAAACCAATTAGGTGAAGATTTAAAAGTGCTAGAAGCTAGGCTTGAAAAAAAGATTAAAGTAATAAATGAGTGTGAAGATAGGATTGTTGAAATAGAAAAAGGACTAATTGGAGTGCAAAAGTGTAAACATAAATGAATATACTAGGTAAAATATTTTCAAGTGGAGCTACAGATCTTGTTAAGAGTGTAGGTGGTGTTATAGATAACTTAACTACAAGTAAAGAGGAAAAATTAGAAGCAGAGAGAAAAATTCAAGAGATAATTCACTCTTACGAGGCTAAAATGCAAGAGGAAGTGTCTGAAAGATGGAAGGCAGACATGCAATCAGATTCCTGGTTAGCTAAAAATGTTAGGCCAATGACGCTTATTTTCTTAGTTTTGAGTACAATTATACTGATATTTATAGACGCTGGATTTATAGATTTTCAGGTAGAGGGATCATGGATTGACCTATTACAATTAATCTTATTAACAGTCATAGGTGCATACTTTGGTGGAAGAAGTTGGGAGAAAATAAAAAAATAGTGTTACTTTTGCCTCATGGGAAATAAAAGATTAAGACTTTCAGAGAAAGAAGTTGATATAATCTATCAACACAGAGCAGGTGATTTACAGAACCTGAATTACAACCTTGCACATAACTCAGCACTAGATGATCACCTTTTAGAAAGAGGTATTGATAAAAAAGATGTTGTTTCAGTTAAACACTGGCAGAATATGGGAGGTGATTTAAGATTTTCAGTGGTTACTAAGACAAATTCTGTTAATGAGAAGGATGTTTTTAGTAATGTATTGAAGCTCATAGAAGATAATGCCCCAGAATACCCTGAAATAAAGCACGTAGAAGGTAGTCATTTACTGGTTATAAATCCAGCAGACGTTCATATAGGTAAATATGCTAACGCAAAAGAAACTGGTGAAGAATATAACATAGATATTGCAGTAACAAGGGTTTTAGCAGGGGTTAGTGGCCTTATAAGTAAAGCTAGGGGTTTTGATATAGATAGAGTACTTTTTTGCATAGGGAACGATATACTACACACCGATAATGTTCTTTCTTCTACCACTCGTGGTACGTATCAAGACACAGATGGTAAGTGGTGGGAGCATTATGAAGTTGCTTTACAGGTTTATGTTAGATGTGTAGAGATGTTAAGAGAAGTTGCTCCAGTAGACTGTGTGCACTCCATGTCTAACCATGATTTTCAAAGTGGATTTCATTTAGCTCACGCATTGAAGAGTTGGTTTAGAAAAGCAGATGATGTTACAGTTGATGCTGGAGTATCAAATAGAAAATATTATAAATATGGGGTTAATTTAATAGGTCTTGAACATGGGGATGGAGCAAAAATGGACAAACTTCCCCTTTTAATGGCATCAGAAAAACCTCAAGAATGGGCTAGTACTACTCATAGGTATTGGTATTTACACCATTTACATCATAAAATCAAACATAAATGGTTAGATGCTAAAGATTATATTGGTGTTACAATAGAATATATGAGAAGTCCATCAGCATCAGATAGTTGGCACTCAGGAAAAGGATTCTGTGGTGTTCCAAAAGCAGTAGAGGCTTTCCTTCATGAACATGATAGTGGTCAGGTAGCAAGGTTTGTACATTATTTCTAAAAATTTCTTAGTACAGTACACTGTAGGAGTCTAGTTTTATTCAGGGCTAGTAGACTACGGAGGTCTGTTTAGTGCGTATATGCGTACACGTTACCCATGCGTGTGCGTATGTGCGTATATGTGCGTTCTATATTTGAAATGATCCAATTAAATTAATTAAAATAAAGGCAATATAATTTGGTAGTCTCAAATATTTGTCTTTATATTGTAACATATTAATCTTAATAACAAAAACATGGATAGCATTAAATTTTCATCTGAATTAAAAAACTCCGAAATATCAGTATATGATATAAAACTACTTAACAAAGAACTAAAAAGTGCTTTTGGTGATAAGTTTGATATTACAAAATATAATTATGATACTGATTATGCTATTGCTTATATTGATTGGGGTTTTTATATAGAATATAGATCATGGGGAGTTAAAGATGCTAGTGCATACGGATATAAAGTTGATTTAGAATTGTCAGTTAGAGTTTGGGAGTGCTTAGAGGAATATGAAGATGAAGTTAAAACTATAAAAATATCTACCGAAGATGGTTGGGAACTTGAAAATGAAATAGATTTACAATTAGGGGATTGTGTACAACCTCAAGCTATTGAAGTGGATTGTAAAAATAAAATAATAACATTAATATTTTAAGAAATGGAAATTAAAATTAAAACTAAGAAAGAAAATTGTATTGTGCTAGATAGTTTGTTGTACTACTATGAATATAATGATAAACTTAATAATGATCAGAGAAAATTAATATTAACTATAATAAAAGAAATAAAATGGGAAAACTAGGGCAAAAGATTGAGCATATAGATAATGCTACTGATGAAATAATGGATAAGATTGGGGATTATTTTTGGAAACAACATGATATAGATATTTGCGAATACTACCCTAATTATAATGATGAAAAAAGTGTAAGTGCAAGTGATAAAATTTATACAATAATACATACCCAATTAAAAAAAACTATATAAAATGGATAGAGAAAGAGTAATAGAGGAAATACAAGATATAAATTGTAATCAGAAAAATAACATATATGAATTAGCAATTTTAAGTGATAAAGAATTATTAGGATATTTAATAGTATTAAGGAAAACAAAATACCCTACTGAAAAAGAATGGAATTACACTTATGAAGAATGGTATAAAAATGAATTAACTAAATAATAAATAAAATGGGATATAGAAGTAAAGTAATTATCGGAGTAAAAAATGGTCAATTATCAGATATTTTTGATCTAGTGCTAGAAAAACATAATTTTAAGGTTAGAGATCATTTTTCAGACTACCTGAATATACAGACTGAAAATGATGGTATGAAGTTTTATGAATTTAAACATACGAAATGGTATGAGACTGATGAGTGGTGCAAGGATATAATGGACTTTTTAGTAGAGAGTGATGGTACAGATAGACATGATGAAAGTGATGTTTTTTGTATAGGACTTGGAGAAGATGGTACACTACATTCTGAAGTCGGCTACTGGGAAAATAATGTAGAGCAAATTAGTGAAATTAACTTAATATTTTAAAGAAATGAAAGAAAAAATTGAATTTCAAATTGAAGAATTTGAGTTAGGAGGAATAGATATATTTGAATTAATAAAACGAATTAAAGAAATAATAAAATGAAAGTAATAAATAAAATATATATAGACAATAGCAGGTTTATGGAATTTATAGATGAATTAGCTACACAAATAACTGAAATGAATTTTGGTGCTGATACTACAAGAGAAATAAAAGATGGATTGTCTGATGGATATGCTACTATATTTACTGATGAGGCACAAGAGTATTATAATGAAATGTACTCTGAGTATGAAATGATGGCAAATAATATAATGGGAGTATATAATGATAATGAATTAAATAATAAATAAAATGGATATAGAAACATTAAAAAGTGCAAGTCAATTTTTCGTAAGATACAACATTAATACATTTGTTGAAGATGGAAAAATTTATGTAGATATGGGGGATTGTGAATTAGAATTATCAGATGCAGAAGTAAAATTTAGGGCAAGATGTAATGATGAGTTAAAAGAAAGAATGAAAAAAATTGAAAAACTAAATAAATAAATAAAATGGAGAATAAAATGGAGAATAAAAGAGAAATAGCAGTAAACCAAATTGTATTACCAACATGTTACATAAGAAATGAAGATGGTAGTATAACTTATGATTTTGAAATGATGGCAGAAGAATTTGAAAACGAATTATGTAAATTAGATCATAGTTTAGTTGTAATGTGTTCAGTAGAGGGGAAATGAGAAAGTTAACTGATAATGAAGAATTTATATTAATAATAGTGGCTTTTTGCCTATTAATATGGTTTAGATACGGAGTAATTAACTAAAACTAAAAATAAAACTAAAAATACATGACATACATATTAATAATAGTTATTTTAGCTATCTGGGAGGTAGTAATAGATGTTCAAAAAGAAACAAAAAAATAAAGATATGAATTTAGATGAATATAAATTAAGTAACCCTATTGATGATGGGGGTAGTACACTAGTAAGTAATTGTTGTGGTGCAGATTTTTCTGATGATACATTAAGTTATTGTTGTGGGGCTGAAATATCAGATACTGGATTGTGTTACAGGTGTAAAGATCATGCAGAGCCTAGTGATGATCCTATTTGTGATGAGTGTGAAGATGTTTGTGAAGAGGTGGATCAAAATGAATATGATGAACGCATGAGAGAGAGCAGAGAGGAAATGGAGAGGGATGGAAAAAAAGATGAAGAATAATTTGGTGGTCTGAAATATTTGTTGTTATATTGTAATATTATTAATCAAAAAAATTATTATCATGTGGAAAACTAAATATTTTAAGACTGAAGATCAAGCAAATGAATTTATGATCAAAAACGTACTAGACTATCAGATGCAGTTAATCTTTGTTCAGGATGGCTATGGGGTTGAGTATAAGGATGTTAGGAGAATTTTATTTTGCACAATATAAAGAAATGGCTATGAAGAGAATTTTATACAGAAATATATACATGAATAAAATAGTAAAAAAGTATATTAAAAAGTTTGGTTATACCCCTACTATTTTTGAGTTACGTGATCTATATAGTCAAGGACTTTTAGCTTTATCAGATAAAGAAGAAAACATATTAAAAATAGAATTTAATAATATTAAATAAAAAAATTATGGAAAGAAAAGAATATAGAATAGGGCAATTAAAGAATATAAAATTAGATCCTATATATAAAGTGGGTATTAAATTTTGGGGTTTTGATGGAGAAAATACAAATACTTTGTCAATTACAAATGAAGAGTTTAATCAGATAAAAGAATTTTTATTGAAAAAAGATGCTGAAAAATTAGGATAAGAAAAAAATTAGTGGTTATATTGTATTGTTGTTTAACTAAAAGAAAAAATAAAATGGGAAATTTAAAGGAAAAAGTTGAAAGTGCAGTTATTAGAGAGAAAATTAGCACTAGAGGGGGTGGAGTTGAAATTGATCTAGGAGTTTTTGATGATGTTTGGGATGGAGAGTTAATGAGTGCATATCAAAACTATCTAGGAGGTGGGATGTTGGGATCAATACAGAATGATTGTACTATTGATAATTGGGATAACATTTGTATTGTTGGGGGTTATGGTTTATCTGAAATAGCAGAGCAATTAAGAAGATATATGCATGAAAAAACTCAACCTGAAGATGAATGGGCAATAAGTTTTGAAGATCAGCAGAAAATGAGTGTATCAGCATATTAAATAAATTAACAATAGGTGTAACAATAAGCCCAAAGGTTAGTGATAACCATCTGGATTTGGTGTCGAATGAGTAGCCCTTATGGAGTGATCGTGATAAGGCAAGAAACCCCTACTCAACCTATTGTTATTTCTTAGTACACTAGAGGTGTTTTTTTCATGTTACACTACATGATATAAGGGGGGGTTGGGTTTTTGGTTATTAATTGTTGTCAAGATCCCCCTTTTTTTTTTCATTAAGATCTACAATAGAATGAATAAAATAATTAATAGGCAAATAAATTAATAGCAAATAAATTAGGATATTAAAAAAAATAGTGTTTATATTGTAGTAATTAATAACTAAAAATATAATACAGATGAAAATTACAAAAGAAACATTAAGTAGAGTTTACAAAAGTGAACAAAGAAACGATCCCTCAGGATATACATTAATAGAAAATTTATTTGTTGATAGTTCAGGTTTTGGATCTACTGGAGAAATGGCACTAACTACTGAAGAAATGGAAGTTAAATTGTTTGATCTTTGTGGAGAGCATGGGAGTATTTACACTTTTATTACCTCTAGTGGTCAATTTCAGGTTAATATAGGGGTTTATACTAAAGATAAAAAAAATAATTTCAAAACATTTGCAAAACATAAGGTAAATTTAAAATATGATAATAAATTTGTTTATAGTTATGATACTAAAGTAGCCGAAATAGTCGGCAATACTTTAAATTTGAGTTCATGGAGTGTAGGGGGCAAAATTAAAAGCCGAACAACAACAAAACATATTAATTATGCAGTTGATCAATTAAATTTAACCCTAATAAATTAGGTGGGTAATAAAATTAGTTGTATCTTTGCAGTAATTAATAACTTAAAAAAAAGATCATGGAAAAATTAAAGATGGAATATTTAAACCTTTGTACTACTTTTGGAAGTGTAGAAGTTGATAGCATAATTACCTATAATATCTATTGTAGACAAAGAAAAATTTACTCAGCCTCACAATTATATAATGATGTTGAATATTTAATGAGCATAGATGTATGATAGAGCAAAATAATACCGATCAGAATTTAGCTTATTTATGGAGAAGTAAAAAGATTAATTATAAAGAATATTTCTTCAGGCAAAAAGCAAATAAATTAAAAATAAAAACATATCAAGAATTTAAAGCCCCTAAAAAATAGGGGTTTTTTTTTGCTTAGTACACTGGATGGGGTTTTTTCCTAGTACACTATTGATCTTTTTTTAGTGTATCAGGGGGGATCTTCTTCTTCTTTTTTCTTCTTCTTCTTTGTTTCTTCTTCTTCTTCTTCTTTGTCTCTTCCCTATTACATAGAATAAAAATAAAATAATATATCCAAATTTATTTGTGTATTAAAAAAAGATAGTTTACTTTTGTCTCAATTAATAACTTAAAAAAATAAACATGGTAAAAAAATTCAAAAGTATTAAATTTATAGATGTATTAAATATAATCTATATATCAAGCCCCTTTTTATTAATCTATATACTAAATAATTAAAAACATGATAAAAAAAATTAACATTTCAAAAGATCAAAATAATCTATTTTCTTTTATAGATCAATTTTATAATACTAGTAATTTTGTAGAAATTAAACAAGATAAAAAAATACTTTTTCAGGGTTTAATAAATTTCGAATTACAAAGATACGGCACAAATCAACAACAAACTACATATAAAAATATAAAAATAAACGAATTTATTAATACCTTAAATAATTAAACTATGAACAATTTACAGAATTTACAAACGTCAACTATCTATTACGAATTTAATAGAGACAAAGACAAAAAAGCCCCTAATAAAATAGAGCAAATAAAAGAAATTATAAATTTATATGCTGAATTTAGTACATTAAAAATATCTTTTAGTTTAGGGATCAATAGCACCGAGCCCACTATTGCAGAATTTACAACCTTTGCAACCTTTGACAATAGTACACTTATAATATCAGAAATAAGAAAGGTAATTAATAAACCCTTTTATTATATTATAGATAATAAACTATATAATTAGATCAATAAAAGCCGATCAATTAAAGCCCCTATTTTATAGGGGTTTTTTTTATGCTTAAAAATTAGGTAGTTTAATTATAAAGGTTTACTTTTGTCTCAATTAATAACTAATAAATTTATAAAGATGAACAAAGAACTAAAAAACATTATCCAGAAGTTAGATGTACTGAAAGTAATATCAGCAAATAGCAAAGAAATAATATTAAAAGCCCCTAAAGTAAATGCATATCTGGGAAGCAATAATATAGTATTAACCTATAGTATTAAAGCAAATGATAGTAAACATGCAGAGCCTTTGCAGGTATTACTACATGTAAGGACTGAAGGGGGTGCATATTTAAGTACATTTGGCTGTATCAATCAGGATCAAAACAAATATATTATAAATTACTTTAATACAAAAAGTAATGTTTACATGGTGAAGGAATATAACAAAAATGAAAAGCTAAAAGATAATTTTAAAGCATGGATGGATAACTAGTAACCCCTAACATATCAGATTAAAAGCCCCTATTTTGTAGGGGTTTTTTTTATGCTTATACTTTGCTTATAAGGTGCTTATAAGGTGCTTATCTTATCAGGTGCTTATATGGTGCTTATCAGGTGCTTATATGGTGCTTATATGGTGCTTATAATATAGGGGTTTATTGTTGTTTTGTGGTGCTGGTGCTGGTGCTGGTATATATAGTTATAAAATAATACTTTTATACATTCTATTTTACACTAATTAAACAATTTATTTTGATCTAATTATTAACATGATAAACAAACTAACCAATTAAAGCCGATCAATTAAGGACTAAAAAAGCCGATCAATTAAACAAGAAATAAAAAAAAATTAATATTATTTTATATAATTTAACATATTATAATTTAATAATTTACGTAATCGAGCAAAGAAATTGAGCAAGTCTAATATTCACACTAGATTTTCAGATTTTCAACTTTTATTACACCTACTGCACAATATGTATTTTAGTTCCAAACTTTATCATTTATTTTTTGTTATATTGTACATAAATAATGTAAATTTGTAAAATGAATAAAAGAGATCAAGGAAGGGCTGAAAAGAGGGATGCCAAGCTGGCTCAAAAGGAAGAAGATTTAAAGATAATTAAGTCTGTTGTTTCTAACAAGAATACGTCAGCTTTAGACATCACTAAAGACTCAGGAAAGGCTACTTCATTAGTTAGTTATAAAAGAACAACTGAAGTTGTAAAATTAATATTAAGGGGAGTAAGATATACTGACATAATGGAGTATTGTGAAGCTCACTGGGGAATTAAAAGAAGGATGGCTAGTATCTATTATAAAAAGGCATTGGAGAGTTTTGCAGAGCAATTCTCAGAAGAGAGAGAATACGAAATGGATAAGCATGCAATCATGTTACAAGATTTATATAGTCAAGGTTATAAGGCAGGTGATTTGAATATCTGTAGATTGTTACTTCAAGACATTGCAAAGATGAAAGGTATTGTTGTGGATAGAGTTGATGTTACTAGTGGTGGGGAAGGTTTTGTGTTTAATTACTCACCCCCACAGGAGGAGATATAATATACCCACCTTAATATCCAACTTCACTGTTACCTGCTCAACTTTGTTTCGCATTTTACAGCAAAGAGTTTTAAAGATTTAAAAGAGTAAACTTTCAGGCACGAAGATAATAAAAATAAATGACATATATTGGAAGCTTTAGCAACATAATAATTAATTAATAAATAAAAAAACATGGCAGTAACATTCACATTTGATGTAATATCAAAAGCAGCATCTCCAACTCCCTCAGGTATAGCACCTGCGATAATGAGGTCAATTAAAAAGAGTATTTTAGACAGCAGAGGAACTGATTATTCTAAAAGTAAAGGCTCAATAGTCAAGAGCAAATTGTTGACAAGTGCTGGAGTCATAACTGATGTTTTGGCTGAATCTAATGGAACGGTAAGAGAGGTCAAAGAAATAAGAGATCTTTATTCAACTTCAGACTCACCTTATGTTGAAGAACTGGTTGAAGGTGTTTCAATAAAATGGTCTATGAACTTTAATTCAGAGAAGGTTTTGATTTCAGATATTATAACCATTTCAGAAATGGGTACGATTAACTCAGGTGCTTGGTTGAGTGATTTACAAACAATAACTGCTCATGATTATTCTGGTGGACTAACTTCTTTTACAACTCCTTCTTTAACGGATTCAACGGCAATGAATGTTTTAAGGGATGTTGATTTTGTAGAGGCAGTTCAAGCTACTGTTTTAACTTTAAACTCTGTTGCTAAAGTATCAGCTCACATCACAACATTTAACGCACTGGTTGATGCTGGAGCTTTTCCTGCTGACATCAAAAAAGTAAATGCTGAATCAACGGCAGATAGATTTTGGAACACATTATTATAATAAATAAATAAAGAAAATGAAAGATTTTATAAAAGGACTTGAAAAAGGTTATGGCTACAAAATTGGTTATATGGAAGTTGTATTTGCAGTTTTTGCAATTATATCTATGTTGCCTGTTTGTTTAATGTACTTGTTGTTAGTTAAATTAATAATTGATCCAATTAAGAAGTTAATTTGGAAATAGATTTTAAACCAACCCCAAAACAAGATAAAGCTTGGTCTTATCTTCACGACAATGAAACCAGTGAGGTTCTTTTCGGAGGAAGTGCTGGTGGAGGTAAAAGTTATTTCGGAGCAGCCTGGTTATTATATTCTTGCCTTCGTTATCCTGGTACACGCTGGTTAATGGGTAGAGCTGTGTTAAAAACACTAAAAGAAACAACTTTAAACTCATTTTTCATGGTTTGTAGTGATTGGGGGGTTAAAAAAGGAGAGGTTTACAAATTTAATGCCCAAAGTAATGTTATTGAGTTTGTAAACGGCAGTACTATACTTTTAAAAGACCTTTACCAATACCCTGCTGATCCAAATTTTGATTCACTTGGTTCATTGGAAATATCAGGTGCATTTATAGATGAGGTGAACCAATGTACAGAAAAGGCAAAGAATGTTGTGGCATCAAGGATAAGATATATGCTTTCCGAGTATAAATTACGACCAAAAGTACTTATGTCATGCAATCCTGCTAAAAACTGGGTGTATGACTTCTACAAACAAGATAGAGATGGTACTTTAGCTACTCATAAGAAGTTTGTTAAAGCGAAATTAGCAGATAACCCTCATATATCAGAGTTTTATGAAGAACAATTAAGAAAACTTGATCCTGTTTCAAGAGAAAGACTACTTCATGGTAACTGGGAGTATGATTCAGGTGAAGATAGACTTTTTGACTATGAAGCTGTTTTAAACATGTTTACCAACTCATCTGTGTCGGAAGAAGAAGGAGAAAGGTATCTATCTTGTGATATTGCCTTACTTGGTAGTGATAAATTGGTTATTTGCGTCTGGTATGGAATGGTAGTAAAGGAAATGATAACAAAAGACAAGACATCTGCCGATAATGTAGAGAAACTGATAAGAAACATAGCAGATATACATAAAATACCACAAAAAAACATCATAATTGATAGTGATGGAGTAGGTCAATACCTCTCTCATTACATGAAAGGAGTGCAACCTTTTGTAAATAATGCCAAAGCTTTAGATAAAGAGAGTTATCAAAACCTAAAGACTCAATGTTATTATAAACTTGCAGAACAGATAAATGTAGGTAATATCTGGGTGAAATGCAATGATACAGACCTTAGAAACAAGATTATTGAAGAATTTGAAGTTATAAGGAGAAAAAACATGGATAATGACGGAAAACTATCTATTTTATCTAAAAAAGAGATGAAAGCAGTTTTAGGGCACTCTCCTGATTTTGCTGATGCACTTATGATGAGAATGAGGTATATGTTTAAGAATGGCCGTAAAATAATGGCCTGGAGGTAGAAACTATATTTTTGTTCCATAAACTTCCATAATATTTTCGTTATATTGTAATTATGAATGAATCTAAACCAATATACTGTTTAAATAGCATGCACTCGGTTATAGTTTCTTCTTTTTTAAGTGAAATTGAAGAGATTGTAGAGGAGTGTACATTATACAATGAAGATCTTGATGGATTTAAAGATATTGTAGAAAACTTAATAATATATCACAATACTTTAGGTGTTTCTGCAATGGACGGAGATACTGCTTATGAAGATTGGTATTTATCCCTACCTAATAATGTTTATTGGGCTTTGACAGGGTATTTTGCTTCATTGACAGTAAATAAAGATGAAGATATTGAGTTTTTTAGAGAAAAAATGTTATCTTTGATTAATAAAACAATCAAATCACTTAATTCAAGTTTGATAATGCAACCTTGGACTGAGAGTGAAAATAAAATACATTTAAACTAATGGCTGAATTTGAATTAAACGGAAAAAACGTAGAGCTACCAGATAACTGGTCTCAAGTAACTTTTGAGAGGTTTCTTGGCTTTGCTCAAATATGTAAGCAATTTTCAGAAAGAGAAGAATCAAAAAGTGATTCTGATGACGTTCAATTAGAGAACGCTTTACAGGATTTAGAAGATAACACTAAGATATTATCATACTGGTGTAAAATGAGTAGTGAGGAGGTTGCAATGATAGATTTAGAGGATGCTAATGGTATAATGAAACATCTTTCCTATTTAAACGAAGAATACAATCCTATTAATATAGGATCTTTTTCTATTGACGATCAAAAATTCTTTTTACCTGAAGATTTGATGGCTAAATCATCTTTTGGTAGATATGTTGAGGCAGAACAGCTTGAATTACAAACTAAGCTGTTAAAGAACGGAAGATTAGAGATAATGCCAAGACAAGTTGCAATATTATGTAAAAAAGAAGGAGAGATAGAAAAACTCAATGATGATATAATAGATCAAAGGGCGATTCTGTTCAGAAAACTTGATATGGCTACAATTTGGGATATAGGTTTTTTTTTGACCAAGTTAGAACAAAAATTGACACTGACTTTCCTAATCTCTCAGGCAGATCAGATGAAGGATCAGCAAAAGCAAGAATTGCAGCTAAAGGAACAATAGATGGATATGGTTGGTTAAATAGTATATATGATACGGCAAAAGCAGGTATTTTTACAATGCCCACTGAAACACCAGTAAATAGTGTCTTAGAAACCAAGCTTTATGAGATAATTACATACTTATCCTGGAAGGCTGCTTGTGGTAGTTATGAGGAGAGAGTAAATGAACTAAACGAAAAAGGACTGAAATAATGGCAACAACTTTAACTAATTTAGTAACAAAAATGCAAACCTGTGCTACTGGTGCAGGATTTAACACATTTAAGTTTGGAAAACTAGAACATATTAACTTTGATCATAGTATTAAATATGATTTATTAAACCTTCAATACCCAGGCTCAAAAATATACGACCTTAATAGTTCTTTACAGGTTTATACTTGCCAAATAACAGCAGCCAGACCTTTTTCAAGCTCTAATCAAACTGCTGTCCAATATTTAGATAATGTTCATTTAATAATGACTTCTTTAGAACAAAAGCTATGGAGTTTTTTATCTTGCGTGGCTTCTGCTGACTGCAACAACGTAATACCTAAAGATGCAATATCAATAACTAGAGATAAAGGAACTTTTAATGATAACTTAGTAACTCTTGATTGCACTTTTAATATAGAAGTGTTTGTTGATTGTTTTGATGTGGATTGCAATAAAGCTTACGTTCCTGTTTCAGATCCTACTCAAGTTACTTATAATTGTGTTTCAGGTAATTGTATTGATCCTGGAGACGGTTCAGGAGTGTTTACTGGTTCTTTTGCTTTAAAAGACTGCCAAACTTCAGGTTGTTTAGTTATTCATACACCTCGTCTTGCAGATAGAGGTGATGGATTAACTGAAGATGAGTTAGTTACTAGAGATAATTTGGACGAAATTGAAGAGGGTAGAGATAGAGGTTTAGATAGCTAGTGGCTAGTATTACAAATATTGTCTCCGTAATAAAAGGAGCTTCTAAGCTTGCTGAAAAAAAGTTCAAAGAGCAGTTAAATAAAAGAAGAGAGGGCAGTGCAAAGAGAATGAATGACACAGGCTCTTTAAGAAATAGTATTAAAGGAGAGGTTGTAGACCAAGGTGGTGGTCGTATGGTTTTAACTGTAGTAGGAAGCAAATATGGTGCTATGTTGGATAAAGGTATTACTGGAGCTCAAATACCCTACACACAAGGGAGTGGGGATAAAGGTAAAAATGCTTATATTTCAGCACTAGCAGCATGGTGTAGTAGAAAGTTTAACTTAAATAAAAGAAATGCACTTTTAATGGCTTTTCGTATAGCTAGAAAAAGAAAATACGAAGAACCTTCAGGTGCTCCACAAAATAAAGGATGGGTTGAGGATATTAAAAAAGATGTTGACAGAGTATTAGCTGAAGAGTTTAAGAAAAGGATAATGATTGCAATAAATAAAGATGTTTATGCTGCTTTGGATAAAAAAATAAATTATTAAAAAATGGGGAACTTTACTTTATATAAAAATATTAATAGATATTGGAAAAGCGTATATAGACCGATATTATGCTCAGTTAGATCTACAGATACAGATATTGCTTTCTGTAGAGGTGAAATAATGATTGAGCAGAATTGGGATTCAGGAACTTATACTGCTACAGGGATTGTTATTGACGGTCATGCTAGACTTAAATCAACAGGAATATATGAGTTTAATTTAATGGATCATTGTAGACATTTTGTTTCTAGTGGTAGTTTTATGGATGAATCAATAGGTAGCTTCCAATTACCAGCCCAATCTGAGTCCTATCGTTTTAAAATAGTTATGTGGCCTGTTAGATATAATGGTATTTTACAAAACGCATTATATGATGATTTGCCAGACGCATTAGAGTCTAACGTATTTATTGGTGTGGGAGCTACAACTCATGACACACAATCATATAATAGGAGTGAGAATCTTCAGGAGATAGATAGCCTTGTCTTGGGAGATAATGGGTGGCTTCAACCAAGAAACCATTCTTTTCTGACTGAAATGCCAACAGGTACTGTTAACTCTCCTGTACAAGTAATTAATAGAAATGAAGATAGAGGTAATAGTTTATATGCTCTTGCAGCAATAGATTCTGTGTATGATAAATTTATTGTTTATTACATGGCATACTTAAATGGTAGTTTTGTGGGTATGGCTACAGTTGAGCCAACTCTCACATCTACTTTTTTAAGAATAGCATTACACCCAGATAGAATAGAGCAGGAGTTTCTAATGAATACTGGTAGTGCTTTAAACCTTTTAGTTGATGTAGCTGGTAATTTGGTAGCAGATAAACTTTCTGTTTTTGTATTATCACAAGATAGTTCAGGTACTGCTCCAAATGTTTTCCCTCGTAGTTATTCTGAAGCAAATGCTTTTCAAGCTAAGTGGTATCACTTTGGTTTGACAGAAGAAAAAAATGACGGACATTGTCAGAAAACAAAATTTATATTTAAAAATCATCTTGGTGGTTATGATTTCTTTAACTGTTATGGTACTATTAGTAAATCTGTATCTACTGATGGTCAAGAGATGCAAAGTCATTATGGATTATCAGGATATAGCCCATCACAACAACACACAAGAAAAATGCTTTGGACTCAAAGAGAAGATGAGTTTAGTGTTTTTTCACAACCCTTAACAACAGAAAAAGCAAATTGGCTGGCAGATTTAATAGCAAGTCCACAAGTATGGGTTGAAGAGGTTATTCAAGATGCTTACCCACAGTCAAGGAGAAAAATACCTGTAATTATAGAGCCAGGAAGTTATCAGTTACATACCACTGAAGATAGTGTTCATTTCATACAGTTTAAATATACTAAATCACAAAGAAGGACAACACAAAGAACATAAAAAATGGCAAATGGAACTCCAGAAAATGTTGTAATAGAGATAGGTAAGGATGCAGGTACAACAACTATATCGACTAGCATACAAACAGGAACAGTAACTACGAGCACTTTTAATGGATGTGTTCCAGATAATTCTGCTGATAATGTTGCTTATCCTACTGATCACGTAAATTCTAGTATATCAGGACAAACCCCTAGTTGGGTGTTTTATGCTGTAATGAAGATTCCTGGAGCTACTCATGCAACTTTAAACGGATCTTATATGATTGGGTTAAGCCAAGCTCAACTTAATCCTCCACAGGGTTATAATAGTAATACTTTTACTACTTATGGTGAAGTAGGGGGTGTTCAGGATTGTAATTGGGATATGCTTGATCTAAATGCAGGAGGTAATCCTATTGGAACTAGTTCTACTATGGAAATAGATCTTACTGGAAGTGGAGATCATAAAATAATAAGATATAGAGCTAGTATTTATGAGGCAACTTCAGGAGTAATAAATTATTCGAGCAGTGGTATTAATCCTGGATTCGCTGGAGGCCCTGGATCTAGTAAACCAGTTCCATGGAAGAAATTTTCTTTCGATTCACCAAATTACGGATTAGTTAATGCTTTTTTTCCAGAAGGCACTTGGACTAGTACGGTTGATCATAACAGCCAACAACAAGGAATGTCTTTTGATGGTCTATCTGTTTATTTTATTCATGCAGCATCTTGGGATTATGATGGTAGAGTTCAAGGACATGTTTTTGATTGTATATCTGGAATAAATAATGATCTTTTTCTTTTAGGTAATGGAACTGATGCTTCTTCTTTATTAAATGTAGGCCCTTTACAAGACGGAACTTCAGGAGAATACTATATGTACGCATCTCCATTTCAACACGGCCCTAATTGGTCTGAGATTAGACAGGCAGGTAATACCATAGTATTTAAGGGATTAATGGGAAATCAAATGTTTTGTAATAGTTACTATGGTGCTAAAACAAATGTTCTTTCAAGTAAGCCATGGAGAATTAATCCATGCTATGATTTTCTTGATAATTATCTTGGAATGAGAAATTATGATTTTCTAAAAGATCATGAAAACTGGCATATTGAATTTACGGTTACTACTCTTACTCCTGGTCTTGAATTACGTGTAATGCAAGGTCAACCTAATACCTACACACCTACAACTCCTTTTCCAAGCATTGCTTTAACAATAACCGATCCAGGTACTTACTCTGTTTGCCTTCCAGCCTTAATGATGCAGTTCCAAGGAGATCCTGAGTGGAATGAAATACAGGGAGGTAATTTAACTACAGATCATGGGTTTACTGCACCTGTTCCTAATGGAGCTATACTGTTTGATGTACAACTGACTTCAGGAACAGTAGATTACTACAATAAAGAAATTGTAATAAATGGATTAGATATTAGAAAATCAACTCCTGACATAACAACAGTAGTTACTCCAACTTATACTCAAGGTCTTGCTTATGATATTAATGTTTATGATTGGGATAGACTTGATGTTCTAAACTCAGAGTCAGTTCCTTTGTCTTTAAATTACTCTATAGCTGATCTTCGTGATTTAAAAAAGAAAAGTGTTGGGTTCTCTAAGACATTTAAAATACCTGCAAATCAGCATAATGAAATGATACTAGGATCAATGTTAGGAGTGGGATCTGAAAGACAAATGATTGACTGGATGGTATCTAGGATAAAAGTTGACGGAGTTGTAGTTTTTAAAGGATTATTTAGAGTTGAAGAATCAGATACAGGTAATGGAGGATCTTATAGATGCCATATAATACAAGACAATATAACTTGGTCAGGATCTATGGGTGATAACACTATATGTGATCTTTCTTTATTGGTAAATGAAGATAGTAATGGAGATCCAGAAGAAAAAAATTATGCTACAATTACTGATAGTTGGACAAACACTCCTGATAACTCAAGTTTCTTTTACGGATTAGCTAATTATGGAGAATGGAACGCATTTGCTGCCACAGGATCTTACGATCATAATAACGCTGATTTTCATCCATTTATATTTACTAAAAGTATTGTAGATGAAATATTTAAACAAACTGGTTATACTTTAAATAGTGCTTTTTTCAATACCCCTTTTTTCAAACAGCTTTGTCATCCTTATTCTTCAGGAGAAGATTATTCAGATACTTCTGATATTTTAGGGCCTGGTGGAAGTAACTTTTGCCATGCTACTTTAACTTCTTCTAATAAATTTAGTGTTGCAGATGCTGATGGTTGGAATGGGGTTAGAACTCAAACTAAAATTTGGCCTTTAATTGGAAATCCTGGTAATAACTTTTCTTCTGGATCAGGCAGTTCCAATGGCTATCAAGTTCCTTTTACTGGGATGTATGATATTTACGCAAGAGCACAACTGGAAGTTAATACTTATTCAGGTTTTTGTGGCCATACCGATCATTGTTATGCTTTTTTACAGGTTACTTTAAACGGTGCTGTTATAGATAATTTTAGTTTTACTGAATCTGGAACGAATATAAGTACAATGGGAGGGGCTAATCATGTAAGCTGTATTGATAGTGGTTATAAAATACTAGAAAGAGGATTTCAAATTCTATTACAAGCTGGAGATATAGTACATATTAAATATAGAGCAGATAATTACGCAAACTATTGCTCTTTTAAAATTTGGGTAAAAGAACAAGTATTTGATATTCATCCTATGCCAAGTAGTATAATACCCCCAGCACCTACCGACTTAACCAAAGTATTACCTTGCATTAAACAAGTTGACTTTATACAAGGACTTACTGAAATGTTTAACTTACAGTGGCTAGCAGATGAAGAAAGAAAAATGATAAGCGTTGAGCCGTATGATGATTTTTTCGGCTCAGGCAGTATTTTAGACTGGACTGATAAAATTGATACTAATCAATGGAGTGATAGGTTTATTATAGAAAATTTAGCTAAAGTAACAGCTTTTACGTACAAGCTAGACACTAATGACAAAGGCATGGAATTTCTTTATGAATGGAGAGCAGCTAATGGTTATGATCAATTATACAATGCTCATTATGAAGATAATGGAATGAGATTTAGAAAACAATATGTAGAAATGGGCACAAAGGTATTTCATAACACATGGAGTTTTAATGATTATGATCAAGCAGTAGGTGCTGGATGGGGTTGGGGAGATATGACTTGGAACGGCCCTGGTAACACTAATAACCCTATAATGCCTGTAATGTGGTCTGAGGGTGGTGGAATAAACAATACAGATAGAGCTGCTTATAACACAAATCATTCTTCATTTGCAATGAGGATATTAAATTATTATGGGAAAAATTATGATGTTTCTGGCTGGAATTTTGTAGATGAAAATAACGGAAGTAATCCTACAACCCACTATCCTTACTCTGGTATGGTTAATAAATACGCTAAAAGAACAGGTACTTACGATCCTTACTGCATAACCTTTAATGACCATGAACACAGGAACACTAATATTGTAAGCCCAGGATTGTTTAGTAAATATTGGGGTAGGGCATATAGAATGTTAAATGGAGGATCTGCTTTAAGAACTTGTAGTATTTATTTAACAGCAAATGATATTTCTAATTTCGACTATAGAGATTTAATACATATAAAAATAGATAATGTTTCTACTTATTGGACTGTAAATAAAATAATTGATTACAACCCAACTGTTAATGAACTAACAACAGTAGAGTTAATTGAATATAAAGATAAAGTTGTTAGTAAAAGAAATACGAGAAAGGCTCAAAACGGAGGAGGTAATAATGATCCAGCAGGTAGGGATAAAAAAATAATGGGAACAGATGGAAAAAATGTAAACCCTGCTTATAAAAGAGAAAATGATGATTTATTAAATTTAAAAGAAACTAGAGATAAAGATGCTTGTGTCATGTACGTTGAAGAGGCTGATGGAGTTATTCATAATTTAGTTTTTAACGAAGGAGATGATTATGACAATAAGCCTTTATACATCAAGTCAACAAAAGGAGATGATGATTACAAAAATCAAAAAAGAGAGGGTTCAGATATAATACATACTGATCCACCACCAGAAGAAAAGAAGAGTTAATAAACAAATAAATAAATAAAATGGCAATAGAGTCAACGACACTATATAAGTTTAAGGCAAACCTTACTGAACTAAAAGATCTTAACGTACAATTAGAAAAAGCAAAAGCTAATCTAATGGGATTAAAGAAAGGTAACGAACAGTATGCTGCTCAAGCGAAAAAGATAAATGGATTAAGTAGAGCTTATGATAATCAGAATAAAAAATTAAGAAAACTACAGTCTACCTCAAAAAGCTTAACTAGTTCTGGTAGAAATATGGTTTCTATATTTAAGTCTGCAAGTATAGCTATTGCTTCTGCATTTGCGTTTAGAGCTATTATTGGAGGTATAAGGGGTGTTATCACCTCTTTTGCTGACTTCGAGCAGCAGATGGCTGCTGTTAGGGCTATATCTGGAGCTACAGACGATCAGTTTAAAGATTTAGAGAAAACAGCTAGAGATTTAGGATCAACAACTGTATTTACAGCTACTCAGGTTGGTAAGCTACAAGAAGAGTATGCTAGATTAGGTTTTACAACACAAGAAATTATTGCAGCACAGGCAGCTACTTTAGATTTAGCAGCAGCTACAGGGGAGGATCTTGCTAGGGCAGCAGGTGTTGCTGGTTCTATAATTAGATCTTTTGGTTTTGATGCTGATATGATAACTAGGGTTACTAATGTTATGGGGGCAGCTTTTACAGGGTCTGCACTAAATCTTGAAAGATTTACTCAATCCATGAAGTTTGTAGCTCCTATAGCAAAGACAGCAGGATTTACACTTGAAGAAACTTCTTCAATGTTAATGACTTTAGCTGATGCAGGGCTACATGGATCTATTGCTGGTAATGCACTTAAAAATATATTCTTAAAACTAGGTGATTCTAACTCTAAATTAAACAAAAGTTTAGGAGTAACTGTTCATGGTATGCCTCAACTTTTAGTTGAAATGAGAAAGCTTAAAGAGGAAACTTTTGGTTTAACAGAAGCAACTGATCTTCTTGATAAGCGTTCTGCACCAGCATTTCTAGTTTTATTAAGAAATATTGAAGAGTTAGATTTAAGTAGAGAGCTGCTAAATAAAGCAGAAGGTGATATTACTCGTATGGCTGCCATAAGATTAGATACTCTTGCAGGTGATTTTAAATTACTTACATCTGCTTCAGAGGGATTAGGTATTGCTATTGGAGAAACTTTTAGTGGTTCATTAAGAAGGTCTATTTATGCTATGTCTCAGTGGGTTAGTTCATTATCTCAAAGCGATAGAACAATGAAAAAACTTGAAGCTGTAGTGCAGATATTTTTATCTACAGTTTCATTTATGATAGTGAGGTTAGCCGTATTGAGAGCTACAACATTACTTACAGGTAAATCTTTCATGTCTCTTTCACTGATGACTAAAATGCTAAGGTATAATTTCGGAACAGCAACTCAACAAGCTGTTGTTATGAAAGTTGCTTTACAGGCATTAAAAAGAACTCTAATAGGATTAGCAGCAGCTACAGGAATAGGTATAGTGATATATGCTTTAACAGAGTTAGTAATGTGGTATAACAGCACAACAAAAGCATCACAAGAAGCAGAAGCTGCAACTAATAGAATACATGAATCTTTTAGAAAAGAAATAAGATTAATAACAGAATTAAATGTTTTAAGCAAAGAAAGACATGATTTATTAAGAGAGTTTGCAGCTACTCATGGAGATCTGCTAGAAGGAATAGACGTTGAAATTCAAAGTAAAGAAGATTTAAAAGCTCTTAATGATGCAGTAGCAGCTCAAAAAGGAATAGATAAACAGATAAAATCATCTGAAAACAGAATTAAGCAAAATGAAGAAGAGTTAACTAAAAAGCTTAATGGTTTTGAGAGAGAAAAGGATGCTATAAAAAAACTAAATAGAGTTAAGAGTGTTCAGCGTGGAGATATGTTAGGAATGACAGAAGAACTTTCCGTTGAGCAACAATTAAAAATCCAGGATAGAAAAAAGAAAGAAACTATTAAAGATCATAAAGAACAGTTAGCAATAGAAGAAAAATTCCAAACGGACAAAAGAGCACAGATGAAACAAGCTGTAGATGATGCAGCAGTAGCTGCTGGCATTGAAATAAATGTTAAAAATACCATGAGGGATAATCTTAGAAAAAATTACGGAGAACAATTAGAAGAGTTTAGAACTTTTAGTTTTGATCTAAAAACCTCTGAACAATTAAGACATGAAAACAACCTAGATGCTATGGAGACAGCAGTTGAATTAGCTGAAGAAAAAGTTTTATTAGATGAACAAGTAGCTGATAAATCAATTTTAGCTAATGATAAGGCTTTTGGAGCACTACAAGATAGAGTTGATAAAGAAGGCCCTTTAGTAAAATCATTTTATAAAGAATATCAGAAGTCTCAAGAAGAGGTAAATCTAACTATATCTCAATATAAAAGTTTTGTTAAAGACCTTCAAGTTGTATTAGCAGAAAGTGGTAAAACTTATGATAATGAATCTGCTTTATCTATATTTAGATTACAAAAAACAAAAGACTTCCTAAAGGATATGTTAAAGGCAGAAAAGGATGCTATATTAGATACCTTTGAGAACAGAAGAAAAGCTGCTGAAAATACTCTTATATTAAAACAGAATGAGATAAATAAAATGCAATCCCTAATAGCTACCAATCTTAAATCTATTGAGGATATGCAGGCTGATAGTGATACTGAACTAATTAGACAAGAGATAAAATCTAATGCCAAGAATTATGATGTTCTAAAAAACATGAAAAGGGATGACTTTAATAACTTAGTTACAGAAGATGCTAATAATAGAGGTAAATTACTTGAAGTTTTACAAGATATGTATGATGAGGAACTAGCAAAAACTGTAGTAAACGAAGAAGCTTTAATAGCATTAAAGATAAAGTATAATGTAGTAAAGAAAAAAATAGATGATGATGAAATGACTCATATATCAAAACTACAGTTAGACCAAAGAAAAGCTGAACTTATTAATATGAACTCAAGTTTAATTAACTTTGGGGCTTATTTGAAAGAGAAAAGAGCTATAGCTCAACTGGAATATAATAATGAGTTAGCAGATCTTAAAAGGAAGTTAAAAGCAGAAGCAATTACTCAAGCTAAGTTTGATGCTTTATCTATAAAAGCAAAAGAAAAACTTGACTCAGAAGAAAGTAAGATAGACCAAGAAAAGATAGCTAAATTTGCAGCAGTTTATGCTCAAATATCTAGTATGGTAATGCAGCACTCAGCAAATATCGCAGCATTTAGAATACATGAATTAAACGAAGAATTTGATCAAACTCGTTCTGATGAAGAAGCAGCGTTTTCAGAAAGAATAAGATTAGCTGAATTGCATGGTCAAGATACTGAGGGTATGCAGCAGATTCATGATGATAAAATGATAGGATTAGAACAAAGAAAAGATCTTCAAGTTAGAGAAATAAAAAGAAAACAATTCATTTTAGATAAAGCTAATGCAATAGCTATGGCTTTAATTAATGGTTATCAGGCTATTACAAAAGTATCTGGTCAACTTGGTGTTGCTGCTATAGTTGGAGCACCTATTATGGCTGCATTAATTGCAGCTCAAGTTGGTATGATTGCCTCTCAAAAATTTGTTGGTGCAAAAGGAGGATTAACTCCTGGTGGTTCTTCTGAAGGAACTTTAGAAAAATTTGCTAATGGAGGAATGGTTCATGGAAAGTCTCACGCTGAAGGTGGTGAAAAATTCAAAGCAGGAGGTAGAGTTGTTGAACTAGAAGGTGGTGAGGCTGTAATAAACAAAAGAAGCACTGCTTTATTTAAAGGACAATTATCTGAAATGAACTCATATAAAGGTTATGGCAATAAATTTGAGCAAGGAGGAGTAACTCCAGGAACTCAGAGTTTATTAAATGCACAAACATGGAGTGGTTCTGATATTGCTGCATTAATATCTAATGCTATTAACTCTCAAACTGTTTTAGTATCTGAATCATCTATAAGTTCTTCACAATCGTCTGTTAATGCAGTAGAAAGTCAATCAACTGTTTTTATGTAAAAATTTATTATATTTGTATCATGAAAGAATTAAGAAAAATTTTCTGGCAATTAATTGTAGGCAAAGGAATATCCTTGGCTACTGATAATGAATATAAAAAGAGAACGTCAATATGCAGAAGTAATGTGTGTGGTGTTTATAAAAAACCATTAGGATTAAATTTAATTGAAAACTGTGGAGATTGTGGTTGCTTTCTACAGGCAAAAAACAGAATAGATGAATTTTATATTAAATGTCCAAAAGATTTATGGTAGATATTAAGTGGAATTATGTCTCTGATTATGAGAAGAAAATTGTATTTAAAAGCTTAGAAGAATATTTAGATCCTATTTTTCAATCTAAAACAAAAAAAGAAAGGCTAGCTGTTCTTAAAGAACTTTTTGACGCTTACAATCAATATGTTGTATATAGGTATCAACATTCTGCTATGACTTGTGGATCTTGTGTTTCAACTGTTACTGGTTTTTTTACAACTGAATATAAAAAATGGCAAACAGAAAAGAAGTAATATCTGAGTTTTTAGATCTTGTTATTAGTCAATCAACAAGTAGATGGGATGAAGATTTTACAATGAAAGATTTGCTTTATCATTTAATTGAGAATGGTATAATACCACCTAAAACCCTAAGAAACTATATGATGTTTTATGATTTTGATTCATTTTTAGTTAAAAACGAAGGGAGGGTTGGAGATACATTTGTTGATCTTTCTATTAAACACATGATTTCAGAAAAGCAGTGTAGAAATATAATATACAAACAAAAATACAAAGTATCTAAAGATTATAATATTAAAAGATAGATATATTTTTTAAGTCAAAAAACTCAATACCAGCCTTATCACTCCAAACTTTCTTAGAATAAACTGTATGAATATGAGAATCCTCTTCTAGCAGTGCATCCATCAAACCTTTAAGCAAATTATCAATATCAGGTCTTTGCTGATGGTTTTTACCTATCATTAACTCTTTCTTTTTAATACTCCAAGATTTAGGCATAGCTATATAAAATATAGCATATATTTCATTGCCTAAGTTAAAATTGTTCTGATGTGCCCAATTTTTTATATTATCCTTATATTCCCAGTATCTTAAAACAATAGGTCTTTTTTTCCAAGAGTCAGCCTGAGTCATTCTTGGTTTCGCTATTGCATTTGAATTATACCTTATCATTAGGTTCAGGAAGTTTCTTTCCTAAAACAACATCTATTTTTTTAGCATCTTCTAATGGCTGGGTGATTATTTCTAATCTATCTGTTCCATCATATACAAAACCCACAACTTTATCAACTCCTTTAGATTCAATTTTCTCTACCTCAATCCTAACTTCTGGTGATGTAGCAAATTTACCTCCCTCAGCATTTCCATCAGCCTTTAAATCTATCATTACTCTATAAAGAGGATTGTCTTTTATGTCCTCTACAGTTGAGTCTACTTTAGTTTTGTCGTTATTTTTCATTTGATTTTATTTTATTATTATTGTTTTCATATTGTTCTAAATTTTCTAAAAGATTATTTTTTTTAATCCCTAATATCCAATTAAAAAACCTAACCATTTTGTTCTTTGTATTTATCAAGCTCAAATTCTAAGTGAGCAATAGCTTTTGTTATACAGTCAATAGGTGTATCGTGCTTATGATAAGCTCTTAATATGTAAGTAGTGGCTGTAGCAAGGTGATAAGGAAGTTCAAAGTTATCACAAACTTTCCTAGCCTCATATCCATTTTTCCCTTTATAATAATCAGGAACTCTATTGTCTTTATATTGATCTATAACTATACCTAACTGTTCTTTAGATAATTTCATTTTAGGATTAACTGGTTCTCTCATATTTCTGTTTTTTTCATAATAGTATTTACTTTTTTTACCTTCCATATTTTCTTTTCTTTTCTCTTTTTTTTTATAATATTTGCTACAATACTCATAATACTTATCATAAATAATACAAATAATGAAACAGCTACAATAAAATATTTTAATAACATCATTTTGTTATAATTTTTAATAACTGACTACAGGTATAAATTCTATCATCTCCATCATAATTTTTATATATCATTGTGAAATTATCATCCTTCCAAGTCCATAAACTTTTTATTCCTGTTTTAATGTGATTTTTTAATACAGTTTTTATTCCCCTATAAGTCCTATTATCTTCTTTCATTTTCTATAGTTTTTTAATTTATACTTAGTCATGTCGTTATTTATTTCAATATTTTTACCCTTCCTGTAAGATGGCATTAAGTGAACGAGTTTATTGTTGTATTCCTGTTTTCCACTATAAGCAAAATAATTATCCATGTCTATTGTGTTTTTTCTATATAAATCTTTGAAATATCTATCTTGCTTTAGCTGATCTACCAGGTGTTTATGTTCCATTATAATATATTTTTATTTCATTCTACTAATTTCCTCTTCTGTAAAATAACCATTATCTTTTAAATCATCAGTATATTTAACTCCTAATTTATATAACTCTACGTCTGCTTTTTTAATGTAATCTATAAATGTTTCATGCCAATATAAATGTGATTTTAATTTATGATTAATATCTACTTGATGTAGGAATAAAATTTCTGGCACTTTTTTTTCTTGATCCATATATATTGTTTTAGTTATTTTAGTTTGTATTGGGGAGGTAACCACACCCCCCCTCTACTACACAGGTCTGAAAAATTAAAAGCCTTTAGGTCTTACCCTATATTTATTATTAATTATTTCCTGAGTATTCTTCACTAATAGTTTGTTTCTCCATATTGACCTTCAACTTCTATATTTGTAATTTTAAGCTGAATTTCTCCTTCTTTTTTACCAATCTTTCTTAGTATTTTATTTTTAACATGATCATATACCTCATCTTTATCTTTTGATAAAGCAAAAGTGTCAATAGTATCATTTTTTATCTGCGTTTTAATGTAATTACTTCTACCATTATTTCTGTATTCAAAATCAACTATAACTCTATATATCGGTTTTCTCATTTTTATCAGTCATCTTATCCATTATTGATTTCAACCTAGTTTCTATTGCTCCGTCTTTTTTTGAACTATAAGTTCCCCACTCAGAAGGCCAAACATTTATACCTTTTAATCTTCTCTTAGTTCTAATGCTATCTTCAGATCTTCTCTTCTTATAATCCTCAAATGATTCATTTTCTTTTCTTTTCATGCTGCAATTATACAATTTTTTTTTTACATAATCACTATAAAATCATACTTTCTTGAGTTTCTCTTAAATAAGAGCTGTCATCCATAGACTCTCCTATCTCACTATACCTTCCATTTTGAATGTTATATTTAAACTGAGCCTCTCCTAACTCTCCTATATGCCTAAATTTAACTTTCTGAACCAGAACTCTAGTTATCATCTGCTTGAAGTCTCTATATACGGTAATTCCATTATCCACTTGATTGTAAAAATTAGCAGAACCAGCTATATCATAAAGAGTAGGAATATCATAAGCTCCATTATCTTGTTTCTGCATTTTCCTTGGATGTGCTACTAAAAATATATGAATGTCATATTTTTGTTTAAATATAGTTAATCTTGTTAAAAACTTATTTATAAAATTAGTCTCATTTTCACCAGCAATATTAGCATTAATTTTGTTGTAA